AATTTTATGGACAGTATGTACCAAATGATTTCTTGTTGCAGAGCGTAGGAATGAGATATAGCCCTGAAATTAACAAGCATACTATAGATATAGAAGATTATTAATAGTGACCTTAGGAAGACGCCTGCTAAAACTAATAAGGGTAGGTGTCTTCCTTTGTGTCTTTTATTTATTATGAGGAAATAATACATATGGAGAAATCAAAAAATATGTGGGAAATTATATGGAATATTTGGACACCTCTTGAACTCAAGATAGGTGTTCTTTTTTCTTTTATATGGCTTGGGTTCTGCACAATAGTAGGTGGATTCGATGACCAAATTGTGGCGTTGGTTGTCTTGGTAGCCCTTGATATCGTTAGTGGTATTATAGGTGCACTCAAGACACAGACCTTCCTTTCCAGTATCGCTACCAAAGGATTATGGAAGAAAGCAGTAATGTTTCTTATCATTGGTCTTGGTGTCTTACTTGATACGGCCATGCATACCAACACAATCCGTACACTATTCATCGGAGCTTTTGCTATCATAGAAGTTATGTCTATTGTGGAGAATATAGACAAGATGGGATATGGTAACTATATACCAGAGTACTTGCGTAACTGTCTTGCCCAGATAGCAAAAGAGAAGCGGATAGACAAAATAGAAAAGAAAGTAAATGGAGTAGAAGACGAAGAAAAAAGGAGTAAAGATAAAAATGAAAGAGAAAATATTAATACTGATAATAAGGCTAGTCATTAGTTGTTTCTTTTTAAAATGTTTTTCAACAGTAGTTTTACTCTATTTGGAAGGTGCTAGAAACTCACACTTTTTATTTATGTCGTTAATTCTTTATTTAATTACAGGGTGGGTTATATTTATAGGTTGTCTATTATTCATTTTTGTTATTTGGGGCGGTGGTAGAGACTATGTTAAAAGAAAAAATACTTAGCATTCTATTTGAAACATTGTTTTTCTTAGGTTCTTTTCTTATTGTTATCTGCATGCTGTCTACAGTGTTGTTATCCGATACTTTAACTTTATTAGAAAAAACAGGTTTAACAGGTATTTTTCTTTTTGTAAGTGGTGTTACCGGATTGATAGTTGGAGGGATTACTGATTATGGAGCAACTAAAAGGGATTGATGTGTCTTATGTTCAAGGTGAACAAGGTTTTGATTTCTACTTGGCCAAATCAATGGGGTATGATTTTTGCATTGTCCGTATTGGTCTTACGTATTATGGACAGCAAGAATTGGATGAATACTTCGTAAGAAACATAAACAAAGCTAAAGAAGCTGGTATGGACTTAGGTATTTACTTCTACAGTACCGCTACGACAATAAGAGAAGCAGAGAGAGAAGCAGAATGGTTAATAGACACAATGCATACGTATCTGGATGGAGTAGACCTTAAAGCAGGTGTATGGTATGACGTGGAGACAGAATCACAGCAGGCCTTAGGTGCTCAGACACTGGCAAGAATCGTAATGGGTTTCTTTAACAAAATGAACGAAGCGGGTATCTACTGTGGTCTTTATAGTTACTACAGTATGCTTACCTATGACCTTGATGTGTCTATACTTCCTGAATACATACCTCTCTGGCCTGCCAATTACAAAGGTCGTAATTACTTCAGAGAAGAAAACATGTTCAAACACACACCTATCTGGCAGTTCTCCGATAGCGGGAATGTAGGTGGTATCGCTGTAGATGAAAATATCATGTACGAAAATCCATAAACCTATCAAAAATTAACGAATTTACCACCTAGGAATCGTTTTAATTCTTTTCATGATAAAGTTATCGTGAAGAAAATAAAAAGAACTCCTAGGTGGCAAATTTGAAGATATTTAAAAGAAAGGAAGTGTAAAAGAGTTGTATGAAAGATTACAAAAGATATATCAAGAACATAAGCATAGTATTATTCTTACTGGTGTTCTGCTTATCTTCCTTTCCGTCTTTTGCTTCATCTGGTATGGAAACGGAGAAGACAGTAGTAATGACAGAGACACAGTACAGCAGCTTGAAACGGAACTTGGCCGAACTGGAGACGAACTTAGCCGTGCTAGAACAGAACTCCAGCATGGACAAGAGACAGTTGTTAGAATTGAGAACGGAACTGCAAACCTTGAAAGAACAAATGAAGAGAGCAGACAACTCATTAGAGACAGCCGAAGAATCGTTGAAGAAAGCAAGAGAACTTTCAGAGAAATTGACGAAGCAAACGGAATCGCTGAGACACAAGCTGGTTGTGAAGGAAAGACAAAATAGACTGGCATGGGTAATTGCTGGTGGTCTTTTAATAGGTTTTGCAATATCTAAATAGTGTTG